ATCACCTGTACTGAATACACTTGTTGATTTATTACCTGATGGTTCTACTGTCGAAGCGGAATCACCGTTGTTATCTATAACTTTATATACATCAAATGTACTATTCATTACATAGAAAGTTGCGTCATATAGAGAAGTCGCACCTGAGTTAGCAGATATTACTGAACCAGCACTATTGATATCACCATAATCATGTCTATAATAATCATATGTTGTACCAGTGGTCCAGTTTCTTCTTGGTATTACTAGTGAAACATCTGAACTTGTTATTTTCTTCGCTGACAAGAAATCGTCATATGCGTAATATTCTACTGACCCAACACTATCTACTGGTGTAGGTGGTGAAGCGTCTGTTCCATCATTAAATGCTTGATTGTCTGCAAATGCTTGAGGTCTACCTATTGCAAGGTAGTATGTGTCAGCAGTCTCGCCAAAACTTTCTTCGAATTGTTTGGCATTGTGTACTCTAAAATCTTTTGTTATAATCGCTGGCATGTTTTCTCCTGAAACTATTTATACGTTATACCTATCATCTTGTTGTTTTTATTTGAGCAGGTATAGCATATCTAGTTCCTACTTTAGTATTAAAATCACCTAACTGATTAGCCGCACCATCAAGTGACGTGCTGCCTGTACCTGTTAGTTTTATATTATTTATTCGAGTTATTCCAATAGCGTCTGAATCCATAGTATCACTTGCAGGCTCTCGTCTCATTTCACCGCCATCTTCCATTAATAAACTATCACCTGCATTTGTAGATGAACCATCTGTGCCATCCAACATTAATTTATCTGGTACATGATTAAATGCACTAAAGATAAATCTACCTATTGTATCCATTCTTGCACCTGCATAGATAAACCCTTGATTTACATTAGTTGATCTAAATGATGTTTCTCTATCATCACCTGTTTCAATAGTTAAGTCTAAATTTAAGGTAACGTCTCTAGTTGTAGAAGCAAAGGCAACATCTCTCTCAACACCTAGTTGAGGATTACTACGAAGTGATGTGCCATCAGTTGTTGTACCTAATCGTCTACCTATCTTTTCACCAAATAGTATTCTAAATGCTTCGATAACTTCATCTTGTTCAACACCTTGTGTGATTGTTCTACCTGATCTTAATTTAGCGTCTACCTGTGAGGCGATACTAACTTCACCTGCAAGATAAAAACCTGCTGGGTGTACTGACGATTTTAAATATTCTCTCCAGTCTGCAATTGCCTCACCTACTTTTACAACATATGAATAATCCTGATAGTATAAACTATCTTGTATCTTTTTAGTTGCTTCAGATATTTGACCATCAACACCTACGAACTCACCTTCTGTTTCTATTACCGTTCCTGCAGTTGATGATACTACAGCTTGTTCTGCATTTCTAACACGAGCAGTTACACTTGATGAACTACCTGTGATTGTAACCTTATCACCAAAGGTACCAACAACGTCTGTTAGTAATAATATATTTGTATTACTATCAAAACTTTCTACCGTACCTGATACAGTATCACTTGTCTCTAATTGTAATCTACTTTCATCTGAACCATTATGTGTAATAACTACTATATCTTCGTCTCTATCATTCTCATATATTGTATGGACTAATCTATTATTACCATCACTATCTTCCGTGATAATACCATCTAATTCAAAACCATCAAATACAGCAGGACTTACAAATTCTTCTTGTGCAATCTGTTCACCACTTTCTGTAATTAAATCTCCCTCTTCACCATCTAGTCTCAAAACAGGATGTCTAAAATCTTCTAGTAATATAGGAAAGTCTAGAGGTTCAAAACTCTCTAGTGTAAGATTATCTTCAGCTTCTGCTGTAACAGTTTCACCAGTTGTAAACGTACCTGATAAGTTATCAATTTGCATATGCACTTTAGGATTAAGTACAGGTGCTTCTTCGTATCTAAATCCTTGGTCTAATATTTTTAAACCTAACAGATTACCTACACCAGAAGAAACAGGAAATACGGTTGCACTTGAACCTGAACTTGATGAAACAGTTACAGTTGGTAGTGATAAGTAACCTCCACCTTTATTTGTAATTTTAATTTTTGTAATATCATTTGTGCCACTATTAGTTTGTGCTTCCATAACTAACTGATCAGTTGAACTATCCTCTAAAATAATTAAACCATCTTCCACTCTATCTTGTTCTAAAAGAAAACCACCATTAACTACGGCAACCTCGCCTGCAAGACCTGTACCATCAGTTGGGTTAGTTACACTTAATGCGTCACCTACAGCGTAACCTGAACCACCACTCTCAACAATTATTTCTTCTATCTCACCATAACTTATAGAATCCACTTGAGCACTTAAACCTATTCCACCTTTTTGTTGACTAATCGGAACTTGTTCATTTATCGTATAATATCTACCACCACTTGTTACAGTTAAATCGTCTGCAATACTCTCAATATTACAAGTTAATGTTACATCAGGATTATCATTTGCGGTGCCAGTAAATGTAGAAAAAGTTTGTTGTAATATTTTATTACCATCTTCATCTATAATATCATCACCGTCAGTTTCATCTATTATAGAGTGACCTAAACTATTTTGAAACGTACCTGTTATACTATCTTTGTTTAATATTAATGTTGCAACGTCTCTTTGTATACCACCTAAAGTTACAGCGTTAACCGTAACACTTTCTACAACAGCAGTTGCTTCATTTACTACCGTGTTACCTGGTATGTTTTCTTGTGTTATTGTTTGACCTGCAAGTTTAGTCATATCACCACCTGATGGTGAAACCAAAGTTGCCTTTAAAACATTTTGAGTTTGAAAGACACCATCACTTACTCTTAACAAGTCAACGGTAGGATAATATAGTTCAGGTGTCTCATTAAACAATGCACGGAAAAATATTTCATGACCTTTCTTTGTGCCTTTACGTTTATATAATGAAAGAATATTTTTTGTTAGTTGTCTTTTATCAAGACCACTTGTTAAACTGTTTGGTATTGTTTGTAAAAATGTATTTCTAAATTGTAAAAAGAAATCGTCTAGTGTATCATTCACATCAGCATACTCAAGGATTTGTGTTATACTCTCATTAGGGTTTGCCCTATACTTTGATATAACTCCTTGAGCACCTGACGTGCCGCCTGTAATCGTCTCTCCTGTTACAAACTTTGTATTTGCAGATATATATAATTGTAAATTATCTGTATCCTCAGCAAGTATGGTTGCAGTCTCGCCAGATGTAACACCTGTAATTGTTTCACCTTTACTAAACTCACCTACTGAACCTTCTTCATTTAGTATGTAATCATTTTCGTTACTACCTTTTGGATCTGTTCCATCTAAGGCAAGAAAATTTTCCGTTCCTGTTTCTAAAAGTATTTGGTCACTTGCAGTTACACTTGATAGTGTAATCTGAGCAGAATCCATGTAACGATAATACTGTTTGACAAACTCAACCAGTAATGGATTATTGGCTTGTATGTGTTCTGGAAATTGCCTACTTACGAGTGGGTTTAAATTTTTTGTAAACTTTGCCATAGATTACGAAGCATAACTTGTTGTTGCTGTGTAACCTATACCTGATGTTGTTTCGTAATCATCAGCAGATACAGTTACGGTTGTATTAGTTTCATCAATTTCTATTATCTGATTTCTTACAGGTACGACATCTACTGAATTTGGTATGACGGTTAATCTAACAGCAGTTGAAGTGGCACCATCTACATTAGAAACGCTTGTAATGAATAAAGAGTTTAATGTAATTGTTCCGTTTGTATAATCTATTGTACCTTGAGTATTATTTGTATATGTTCTTACTTGACCTACAAGATAATATAGTCTCACGTTACCTGCGCCATCTTCATCTAAAAAGTATTCATTGGTCGTGTCACCATTTATTTTAAATCCAGATGATGTTAATATACCACCACCACTTTTATTATGTTCACTATGTGGATTATAAAATGCATTATTATATTTTACTGTATAAGTTGTTGCACCTGTAGTTGTGGCAGTAAATGATTTGTGCATTTTAACAGTTGTAATATTAGATAGTATTGCTGTATCTACTTTGTTTATTGTTTCAATAAATTTAGAGTGTCTGAATATACCATCAAACTGTCCAAGATTATTTGTGTTGAATGTTGTTATCGCTGAGTTTACTAATGCCTTAATACTGTCACTTGTTCTAGTTGTTGACTTTGCGTCATACTTAACATCTACATTTAATTGTAATGATGTTGTTTCTGGATCTTGTATAATAGGTGTAATACTTGCAACGTTAAAATCTTTTAGTTGTGTAATAATATCTGTTTTAGTTGCTTCAGTTAATGTTGCACCTGCAACAGGATTGATAGAAATATATACACGACCATAAACTGGTGTGTCATTATCTTCACCACCCCATACAGAAACAGACTTTGCATTTGTATAAATTTGTTTTACTTTACTTGCATAATCACTTGTTGTAACTGTTCTATTCTGTGAGGCATATTGTTTTGGTGCATTGAAACGAATACTATCAGGTGTCTCTGGTTGAGCACCATTAGCAGAATTAGTTGCTGTAGTAATTGTGACATCTGAAAAACCACCAATGTTGCCAGACAAACTAAATGAACTAGCACCATTACTTTCTTCAGCATTTGTTACGATATAAGATAAAGTAACTATATTACCTGTTGATAAAGCTGCACCAAGAACACCATCACCAAACTTAACTTCGTATTGTGAATCCTCAGCACCTTCAAGATAATAAACTTTAGATGATGAGTTTACATCTGCTAAATCAGTTGCCAGAGTATATGTGTTTGATGTGGAATCAGTTGAACTATTTTGTACTGTAACTTTTAAAGTATTGGTATCTGATAAATCATTCTTAATTAAAAACCTTTGATCAGCATTTGTGGTATCTACGGTATACTTATTATTAACAAGTGTGCCTTCATAAACAGGTAAGTTAGAAAATGTATAAACACCATCAGTAGGTGTAATTGTTGTAGCGTCTTTTACAATATAGTTATAAGTTGTTCCATCTACTGACGCTGTGAAAGTTGTACCACGAGCAGCAGTTAGTGTTGAACCTGTTGCGTTATTGACTACAACATTTAAAAAGGCAACAGGTGATGTTGCACTTCTTGGTGTGTATCCAACATGTTTGGCATGAGATACAATACTGTTTCTTAAATCAGCACTATCTAAAAACATTTCGTTAGCAAGCACGTTTGCATATACAGCATTGTAATGTGTGTTATATGCTAGAACATCTAACAATGTAGATAATGTAGAACCTTCAAAATCATAATCAGTTAATTGATCTTGTTGTTTTAAAAATGTTTTAAGATTATTTTTTATATTTTCAAAATCTAAATCTGTTACTTCTAATCTTTTTGCCATTCTATCTACTTCTTTCTAACATTGTTGTGAGACTTACTAATTCACCAGGCACATTGATTACTCTAAAATCAATTGTTACCTCGTAAGAGTTTGTATCTGGATTTGGTCTTGCGTCAACAGATACTAATTGTGCTCTAGGTTCAAAGTTTGTTATAACTTCTCCTATAACTCTAGACAATGAGTTTGCTGTAATTGGATCTAGTGGTTCAAATAAAAGATTTGTTATACCAGAACCTATTTCAGGATGAAAAGGTCTCTCATAGTGATTTGTTAATATAAGATTTTTTACAGATTGTTTAACAGCGTCAACGTCTTTTTTGACAATAACATCTTTAGTTGCTGCATTTGTCTCAAATGATAATGCGATATCTCTATAAAGTCTAGTTGATCTAGAACTTGCATTAGTACGAGAAGCGTCTGTATAACCTGATTGTAGTATTGCCATGATAACTATTTATCATGTTATCCCGCATTTACGTTAGAAGAACCTGAGATTGTATGACCACAAGAAGCGGCGTCACCTGATCTAGATACACCTATACCATTTGCGAATACTGTGGTTGAACCACCTACCATTGGTGGCGTAGGTGAGTGAGGTGAAACACCATGAGACGCAACTTTGTCACCAATGCGTACTACACCTGATCCATTTGCATTGACATTACCACTACCTTCTATTGCAACACCACCAGCGATGTCAACACCATTTCGTGCAACACCTGGCATTACCCTTGACCACGACTTCTAGTGTGCTGTCTTCTCTTATGTTTATTCTTTGGTCTTGATCTAGGACTATTACCTATACTTGTTCTTTTCTTAGGTCCTCTAGAATAGTTATTGTTTATACTTAAACCTCTAGCCATCTAACAACCTGTATCACTTGCATGTTCACAATTCATACAATCACATGATTGACATGAACCGCCATGACCACAATGACACCCATGACCACAGTGAATACAATCACCCATTTATTTTTTTCCTTTTTTCTTTGTAGTTTTCTTTTTCTTCTTTTTCTTAATCACTGGTGCCTTTTTAGTCTTTGTTTTAGTTACCAAATTCTTCTTATTCACACCCCATAATGCGTTCCACATATCTAAAATTTTCATAAAATCTCCATTTCATGTGCGAACAAACCCAGAACAAATTGGGCAGTATTGTCGCACCCTAGTTAAATCATTGAAAAATAACACTTTTAATTTTCAATATATGCCGAATAATCCTTGACTTTCAAGGGGTATCCGTATATGATATATTTATATATGAACAAAGAAAGGCACATTATGAATATACCTACTAAAAATGAAATGTTTGCTG